CTTGCGGCACACTTTTATAACAACTGAGGTTACCCCAGGGCTAGCTACTGTAAGTATGAGACCTTCAGGTCTTTTCTTAAACTGTCCTTTAGGTGTAAACAGGACCTGTTTCACCTTGCTAATGCTAGCCAACCTAACGACCATCAGCAGCAGCCACACAGGGAACAACACCACCACCAGCGCATCCACCTCCGCGCAACCCACCCCAACAACTACACCCAACAACACAGTCCCAACAGGCACCAACACATCAGCAGAGGCATCCTCAGTACCGACACAAACACCAAGTCCAAGTGTCCAATCTTTAAGCCATGCCAATCTCAGCACCAACAGCACTGGAAGGACGTCTAGAAGTGGAAGAAGAAAAGGGTCCCTATTGAATTTTGCAAAAGACACAATGGATGAAATGTTTGGCAAGCTTCAGGTGCTAAAGGTTGCCTTCGATGCGGGTTATAGAGCCAAGGCCATGGAAATCACCCTTGGAGATTTGTTTTCCACATTTATAGAGGGTGGAAGAGTCTTACTAAATAGGTCCTCAGCAGTCAAGATAATTGAGGAATCACCCACTGAATATAGAAACACTGGACTTCATTTTCGAGGACCTGGACCTCATTCTGTGATGAATGAGCAGATGGTCCTCTTTTCCTTTTTCCCACAAACAGACAGACGAGAGATCATCTATAATTTGACTGGAATTGATTCAGACACACTTATCAATCCATTAGGAATTGAGCCTTGGGGACACACAAGGAATGGAAGTATAGGAGACCCAGAAGAGTGGTACTGTATAGGTAGAGAACAGCACAAGTACAACAACATAAACAAAAAAACCATTGAGGGAGCTTCTTGCAACATGGGACAAGAGACAACTCATACTCACATCAGTAATATGCACTATGATAACATAATGGTTGCCACTCCAATTGACTCTCCAGTGTTGATAATACACTATTTAACCACCAATCTCTACCTAAGCGCCAAGGGATGTTATATGAGAGCAGTTAACCTACCATGTGTAAAAAACATAGTAGGCAATATGACTGGTTGGTGGACAAGTGTCGATTCTTGGTTTAATCCTGTAACCACCTTGATTATAGATAGAACGCACCATAACAACGATGAATGTGTTCTAAGATTTTGTGCAATGAGGAAAACCAAGGAAGTTGTAAAAGGTGTCTGGGAGACTAAGAGATTCCCAGTGGAGGTGTCCCTAAGTACAGATTACATGCGCTCTACAAGAAGATTGCTTTCAGTTCATGATAACCATCAGGCTTCTAAACTTCACTCCAAATGCACATCTAACTCAACCTTGATACCATTCAAGTCCGCAACTTCAATTGGTGATAAAAGTTCTAGGAAGGGAACGCTAGTGACATTCTGCAACGGAACTAGAATGACTAATCTGCCACTTTCAGAGTTTCATGGCTGTTACAGTGTGTCTGTCAAAAAATCATATTTTCAATGTTCTAGCCTTTCAAAGCATAACAATTGCACTGTCGGTAAGAAACTGGTCGACTGTGACGGCGATAAGTGCCTGGAAGTAGAACTCTTGGGCACAGGGAAAGTTAGAGTGGTACGTGGCTTGAAGAGTCATTCGTTACTGTGCAAAGACAAATGTTTAATCCCAACATTCAGTGACACCTCAGGAGATTTAATAATATACTGTCCTGGCAATCAGCAACATGTCCTTGAAAGCAATCTAATTGACATATCTTGTCCTTTCCACGACTGGGCTTATGGAGTGCCACTATACATCTGTAGAGCTTCACACAAGCCTCACCTAGTTTACACTTGGCTGTTCATCATCTTGCTGGGATATCCCTGCAGCTACTTGTCCTTTTCACTTCTCAAGTTTGCACTAATCATTACTTGCAAAATCCTGCGATTCTTGAGACTGAAACTTAGCAGGAAAGGAAGTGGCTCTTGCAACATCTGTGAAGATACTTTCTGTTGCCCTCTTGACACTGAAGTGCATGAGGGAGCCTGTACAGTGCAAATCTGTCCCTACTGTAGCGCTAGGTTCAACAAAGAACAGTTGAAAGTCCACAACCGTCGCTGTGTTCTAAGAACAACAAGAAAATCTGATTTACTTGCACTATACACATACCAAGTGACACCATGGTTTCTTAGCTATCCACTCTTAATGTTAAAGAAAAGCACAAAATCTCTGGCAAAGCTTAGTTGGAGTGTACTAGTGGTTGTCGTCTTACTGTTACTAGTTTCTCCGGTTAAGGGGTTAGGCACTGGTCTGTTGCCCAAAGACAATTGGGAAAAGACCGTAGATCTAATTGACCAGTGTGACAACTACTGCTTGGAGACAGAAGATATGTGCTACTGCTCTGATGACAACAGCCCCACACCCTCCACCAGCAGGAAGCTTCTATCCCTACAAGAAACATATAAGAAAATGAAAAAAGCACTTGTTCTTGAAAAAACTATCAATTTGCATGCTCCCTGGGGCCTCCTTCACATAGAGTCCACCTATACGCCGTCAGCCAGCATTGAAAACATTAACCTTAGCTGGGATTCTGAAGAAGAGATTGGTGACAAAGTGCTATTAAGTGGAAAATCTACTGGAATACTAAAGCTAGTGGAAAAAACAGGAACAAGTTGGAGTTTGTCTAGCAACAAGGCCTCAGAAAGTCGAACATTGACAGTCTCAATTCTTGATTACACACAGCAGTACAGAACTGAATTTATCTATATGACTGGCGATAGGTTAATCAGTGACTGGAGCCATGGAGCATGCACGGGAGACTGCCCTGATAAGTGTGGTTGCAGTAGTAGGACCTGCAGACAGATGAAGTGGCTGCATGCTCGCAACTGGGGTTGTAATCCAACGTGGTGCTGGGGGGTTAAAACTGGATGCACTTGCTGTGCGATAGATGTAGAGCAGCCCTTTGAAGATTACATAGCCATTTTGATGAAGACAGAGTATGTCGGAACTGACATCGCGGCGTGTGTCGAATTAAATTCTGAAGAAAGAGAGTGTGCTATGGTCTCAGCAGGGGTGGAATTTGAGACAGGTCCAGTAACAGTAACTTTCTCGGATCCGAACAACATAATTGAGAGGCTACCACAACAAGTTGCATTAGTCTACCTGAAAGACAAAAAGACTGGTAGATTTGATATCGGTCACCCTGACCTTGTTACCACAGCAAACAACCTTTGCAAGGTGCAAAGTTGTTCTCATGGAGGCATTGGAGATTACCAAATGTTTTCTGTTGATCATCTAGTGAAAGAAGACATTGTCAACCTTCACTTTATGAAGACTGATAAGCTTGTGAAGGAAGAGACAGACTGGATGAGCTGGCAAGGAATTGAAACTAGTTATTACTGCAATCCAGGGGCATGGCCGACCTGCACCAACACCGGAGTTGTTAAGCAAAACAAAGAAGCCTTTAAGAACCTGAACAAAATTGAACGCATCCTATCAAACTCCTTCACCTTTCAGACAAACCGTGTTTCCACCAATCACTCTACAGTCACTTGGGATGTGAAGGCCAAGCCCAGAAGCGGAGCTGGGGAGGTTTCCGTCTACATAAACGTAGAGGGTCTCCAGCTTCACTCCAAAAAAATTACTTTAAATGGTCTAAGGCTCACAGTGCTTGAGTGCTCCGGTTGCTTTGGATGCACTACAGGCATTTCATGTAGGTTCACAGTCACTCTCAAGTCTCCTGAGTCATTTGCAGTTCACCTAACATCCAACACAGAGCATGTCCTTGTAGCAAAAACAACTGCTATAGCCAGGCAGCCTGAATCCCCTGATTCAAAGCCACAAACAGTGAAACTCTTCTCACCAATTAAAATAGAGGAAATCTGCCTGTCCATTGAAGAGTGGGGACTTTGCAAGGATTGCGAGGATGAGAGAAAACTCTCCTGTGTCAAGGTTGACCTCAAAAAGCCTGAGTCTGTGATGCTAGAGAACAGGGGGACAGTAAAATCGTCTGCAAATGAAACCTGTGGGTCAGGAACATTAAGCTGTTGGGCAGGATCAGTGGGGAATTTTTTTAGAAACCTTGGTGGATTTTTTGGTTCCATGTTCGGATCTTGGATAAAAGGCATTATTCTGTTTGCAATGTTAGCTTGTTTGATTGCTCTATTAATCTTCCTAGGTCCATCTGGACTTAAAGTATTACTATGTTGTGTTAGGAGACCAAGGTACACCAGACTCATCACAGAGGATCCCAAGGAATCACCAGTGTTAAAAGACATCAGCAGATCAGTGAAAGAGGGCAAAATAAAGGCTGTCATGGAACAACTAAAAAACAAGGGAACATTCTCCCACCTGTCAAATATATAACATTTAACTAGACATCCAGTCTTTCTAACTGCCCTGTCAGATAGAACCCATGACAAAAAATTAGTGTTTCTTGAACTCTGAATAAATTTTGACTTTGGCATAAAACCTTTC